TGTCCATTTTCCGCCCGCGATCTTGGCGGCCCCCTGGCCGTCACTCTCGGTCACATCGGCTGACGATGGAGATCCTCGGCTCGATTGTCCCCAGGTTGTGGACACCACCCTTAGTAACCGGACCGCCGGGGCCGTGCGGATGCGGGTGCGCGCTGACCCCGGAGACCTCGTATGGCTTCCTGGCGGTCGAGTTCGTCGAGAGCAAGCTCGGTCGCTTCTGCTACCCGTGGCAGCGCTGGCTGAATATCCACGCTGGTGAGCTGACCGATGAGGACATACCGCGGTTCCGGCAGGTGATCTCCACGGTGGGCCGGCAGTCCGGGAAGACGCGCGGGGTGGAGGACCTCTCGCTGTTCTGGATCTTCGAGGAGAAACAACCGTCGATCTTGGGAACGTCGACGCTGCTCAAGTACGCCAAGAAGCCGTGGATGAGCGCGTTCCTGACCGCCTGCGCGTCGAAGGAACTGCGCAAGCACCTCGGCGCCGACCCGCGCCGCAAGGCCATGCGCAAGCAGTCCGGCGAGGAGGTCTGGTGGACGGTCGACGGGAGCGAGTATGCGGTAGCCGCGTCCAACGCCGAGGGCGGCCGATCGATGTCCAACACTCGAGTAATCGCCGACGAGTTCGCCAAGCAGTACAACTACGACGCGTACGGGGCCGCCTACTATTCGATGGATGCGTTCGAGAATGCGCAGTACTTCGCACTGACGACGCCTGACCCAAAGGGTGTGCCCTACCGGGATCTTCGCGGCGCGGCCCTGGAGTACATACGCACTGGTGAGGGCGACCCGACGCTCGGCCTGTTCGAGTGGTCGATGCCGGTCGGCGCCGACCCGCGGGACCCGCTCAACCTGGCCATGGCCAACCCGACCATGAACCGCCCGGGCGGCAAGCGCGGTGACCGCCTGCTGAATCAGGCCCGGGCGGCGGTCGCCAAAGGCGGCGAGCTCCTGCGCACGTTCTCGACCGAGGTGTGCTGCATGCAGGTCGACGACATCGACGCCCCGATCAACCTCACGTCGTGGCGACACCGGTGCCTGGACGTCGGCACAATGGACGCGGTCCGGTCCCGGGTCGCGCTGCTCTTCGACGTCGCGCTGTCGCTGCGTCACGCCACGCTCTACGCGGCGGCGGAGCTCGCGGACGGCCGGATCCGGATCGAGCCCGTACAGGCCTGGGAAGGCATCGGCTGCGTGGACCGGGCGGTCCGCGACCTCCCGGCGCTGGTCGGCCGCGTCCGGCCGAAGCTGTTCGGGTGGCTGCCGTTCGGGCCGGCGGCCGCGGCTGGCGCCAAGCTGTCGTCAACTAGGCTCGGGGTGTGGCCTCCGCGCGGGGTGACCGTGCAGGAGATCCGCGGCGAACTTACCCAGGTGTGCATGGGCTTCTCCCAGCTCGTCGACGCCGGCCAGATAGCGCATTCGGCCGACCCGCTGCTCGACGCCGATATCGAGGCCGCGGCCAAGCTGCCGCGCGGAGACGGCTGGGTCTTCACCAGGCGCGGTGAAGGGGATTGCGACGCGCTCTATGCCGCAGCCGGCGCGGCGTGGCTCGCGCAGACGCTCGATCCGACACTGCCGAGTTTCGAGGTGCTGCTCCCGACGGTGCGGTAGCTGTACCATGCGGTCATGAATCTTGGCGGGTGGCTGCGGCAGGTGTTCTCCGCGCGTCCAAGATCAGAATCTGTGGTGCGGGTCGAGATGTTCGACGCGGGCTATCAGGGGTGGCGGGTCACCGATCAGTTGCAGCTCCACAAGGCGATGCGCGCCTACAAGATCGATCGGAAGTTGGCTCTGTCGGTGCCGGCCGTGCTGCGGGGCCGGAACCTGATCTGCGGGGACGTCGCGTCGCTGCCGCTGCAGCTGGTCGACACCGACGACAACGTGCTCGACAACCCGTTGTTCCAGCAGTTCGACCGCAACGTCCCGAACGTCGTGATGATCGCAATGACGGTCGAGGATCTGCTGTTCGAGGCGAAGGCCTGGTGGCGGGTCACGGAGTTCACCGCGCTGGGTATGCCAGCGAAGGCGACCCGGTATGACCCGACGCTGGTGTCGATGGAGCCGCCGTCGGACTACATGCAGCGTGGCTATCTGCCGTCGGACCTGCCGACCGAGGGTGTCGTCTACATGGACGGCGAGCCGGTCCCGTTCGCTCAGGTGATCCGGTTCGACAGCCCGAATCCGCCGATCCTGGTAGCCGGCGAGCGGTCCATCCAGCGGGCGCTGCTTCTCGACGACGCGGCCGATCTGTACGCGACGAACCGGCGCATGCGGGGCTTCTTCAAGCCGGCCGACCCGAACGTCGATCCGGGCAGCAACGAAGTGATCCAGGACGCGCTCAACAAATTCGCGACGGCGCGACGGGAGCGTCTCGACGGGTACGTCCCGGCGGCGCTCGAATACGTGCCGATCCAGGACCCGACTCCGGCCGAGATCCAGATCATCGCTCAGCAGAACCGGGCGGACCTGGCCCTGGCCAACGCGCTCGGGATCGACCCGGAAGACCTCGGCATCAACACCACGTCGCGCACCTACCAGAACGCGGTGGACCGGCGACAGGATCGCATCAACGACCTGCTGGCCCCGTTCATGCGGGCGGTCACGGACCGGCTGTCGATGCCCGACGTGACCTCGCCCGGCGAGACTGCCCGGTTCCAGCTGGACGACTACCTCAAGGCGGACCCGAAGACCCGGGCCGAGGTCCAACAGTCCTACAAGGACATGGGCGTGATCGACTCCCAGGACATCCAGCGCGAGGAGGGCATCCCGCGCAAGGTGATCGCCGAGCCTGCCCCGCTGCGGCCCGCGGTGCCGCCGACGCAGATCTCCGCGATCCCGGCCGGTGCCCGATGAGCCTGATCGAGTTCGAGGGTCTGGCGTTCTCCGCCGACGTGCAGCGCCGGACGATCACCGGCCTGTTGGTGCCCTGGGGCCGGATCGGCCGGCACACCGACGGCCGCACGTGGCGGTTCGCCCGGGGCAGCCTGAAGTTCGGCCACGCCAAATACCTGATCTTCAACGACGAGCACGTGCAGTCCGCCCGGCTCGGCCGGGCGATCGACGCCGTAGACACCGATGAGGGCCTGGTCGTCACGTGGAAGATCGCGCCCGGCGCGGCCGGCGACCGCGCGCTCGCCCGGGCGGCGTCCGGCGCCAAGACCGGCCTCTCACCCGAAGTCGAGATCGACACGGCCGACATGATGCCGGACCCGGAGAATCCGGGCGCCCGGCTCGTGACGATGGCCAACCTGACCGGCGGCGGATTCGTGGCGAATCCGGCGTTCGACGATTCCCGCGTCATCTCGGTGATGGCGAACCGCAACGGAGGACCCACGATGAACTGCCCGACCTGCGGCGCCCCGATGACTCCCGGCGTCGCTCACACGTGCGCGACCCCGGCGCCCGCGCCCGCTCCGGCGCCGACCGACCCGGCTCCGGCGCCCGCGCCCGCTCCGGCGCCGACCGACCCGGCTCCGGCCGACCCGGGACAGGTCACGTTTTCCGCCGATCAGATGTCCGTACTCCTGCGCAACGGGGTGTCGCTCGGCGCGCCGCGCCCGGTCGTGGACCCGACGACCGTTCGCCCGGCCGCCCCAGCGCCGGTGGTGACCGAGCCGATGCCGTACCGGTTCTCCCGGGAAGGGATCTCGCCGCTCGGCATCGTCGCGTACGTCTTCTCCGGCGAGACGGAGCACGACCTGTCCCGCGACCTCCTCACGATCGCCAAGTCGGCGGCCGAGCACACGGACCCGGGCGCCTCCCTGGACCGCGTGAACGACTTCATCAAGCGGACGTTCGCCGACGTGGAGATCGCCGACGTGCCCGGCACCCGGGTCGCCCGGCTGCGCCCGGAGATGTGGGTGCCGCAGCGCGACTACAAGACGCCGCTGTGGGACCTGGCCGGCAAGGGCCCGGTCGACGAGATGCCGTTCTACGTCCCGAAGTTCACCAGCGCCTCGGGTCTGGTCGGCCGGGCGACGGAGAAGACCGAGCCGGCCGGCGGCAGCTTCGTCGACGAACTGCAGACCATCACCCCGGGCCAGCTGTGGGGCAAGGTCGAGATCACCCGTCAGCTGTGGCGCTCGCAGGGCACCCCGCAGCTGTCGGGCATCCTGTGGGATCAGATGTTGCGCTCGTTCTTCGAGGCGCGAGAGGCGGCGATCGCCACGTTCCTGAACACGCTCACGGCGGCCGCGGACATCACGCTCACCGGCACCCCGGCCAGTTCACCGGACAACGACGACGATCAACTGACGGTTTCCGACTTCACGACCGCGGTGCTCGATCTAAACTTCGCCCGCGGCGGCCAGTCGCTGACCGCCATGGCCACCCATCAGGCCCTGTACCGGGTGTTCGGCCGGGTGAAGGACGACGCGGGCCGTAGCCTGTACCCGCAGATCAACCCGCAGAACGCGGACGGCACCTCGCAGCGCCGCTACACCACGATCGACGTCGACGGCGTGACCGCGGTTCCCGCGTACGCGCTGGGCACCCCGGGCACGGCGGCGGTCAACTCGTGGCTGTTCGACCCGGCGTGTGTGTTCGCGTGGGCGGGCGCCCCGGAGCGGCTGTACTGGGACTTCGGCGCGACCGTTCAGACGGCGAACGTCCCGCAGCTGTCGTTCGTGACGCTGGGCCTGTACGCGAACGACGCGTACGCGAACACCGACATCACCGGGGTCCGGCAGGTCATCTTCGACCCGAGCGTCTGATCATGGCGTCCGACAAGAAATCCACGGTCATCTACGCGTCGGCGGCGCGGACGGCGACCCCAACGGCGGTCACGGCCGGCCTGGCCGGCTACAAGGGCTGCGTCGTCATCATCGACACGACGGCGGCCGGCACCTCGCCGTCGACGGTCCCGAAGATCGAGGGCGTCGCCGCGTCCGGCGCGGTCTATCCGCTGCTGACCGGCGCGGCCATCACGGCTACCGGCGTGGTGGCTCTGAAGGTGTATCCGGGCATCACGGCGGCGACGAACGTGGCCGTCTCGGACGTCGTTCCGAAGCAGGTCAAGGTGACGATGACCCACGGCAACTCGACGTCGCACACCTACTCGGTAGAGATTGTGGGGATTCCGTGACGGACTATGTGGGAACGGACGCCACCCCGGCCGGGGTGGCGGTGACCGAGCGTGCGGGCACGTCGTCGTCGGACACGGTGGCGGCGGGGACCACGGTGCTGTGGCGCAATACCGGTGCCGGTACGCACGTCGTCACCTTGACGACGAACAACACCGTCGACGGCCTGGCGGTCGCCGAGGAACCGATCAATCTCACGGCCGGCCAGAACAAGGTGAGCCGGGTGCTGACCAAGTGGGGCGACGTCAACGGCCGCGTCCAGGTGGCCATCGACGGGACCGCGTCCGAGGTCAAATTCTCGGTGCTCGGCGGCGTCTGATGGCGTCCCCGAAAGCCCGGATCAAGCAGCTCGAAGCACGCGTAGCCGAACTCGAGTGTGTGTTCGACGCGCACGCCGAGCAAATCGCCGCGTTGATCATGAAGGACTCGAAGGCGGCCGCGCCGCCGAAGGCCGGGAGGGGCGCCGTTTCACGTGAAACATCGCCCGCGGACGTCCCGGCCGCTGAGTAGGGAAGGGTTGCCACCGACATGACCGTGCGCGCTTTGTCGTCCACCTCCACCGATTTGCCGGTCGGCGGGGTGTGGGCCATGGTCGTGTCGGTGGGCGACTCGTCGGGCTGCCCGGTCGACGTGATGCCGACGGTCGGGGTGACGCTGCCGGACGGCAGTCCGGCCGCCCCGGGTATGGAGCGGGTGTCGACGGGCGTCTACCGGGCCGAACTCGTGACGACGCTGAGCGGCCGGTATGTGGCCTCGGTGACGACGCTGGTCAACGGGGCGGCCCAGTTCGCCGCGTACGCGTCCGCGGTCGTGGCCGAACTCCCGGACGTCGACGACCTGGACGACTACCTCGAAGAGAACTCCTGGACGCACGTGCAGCTCCAGGACGCGCTCGACGCCGAGACGGCCGCGCAGCGCAACGCCTGCCGGATCCCGGCGGACTATCCGGCCGACCTGCGCGAGGCGCTCCTGCGGCGGGCGCAGCGGAATCTGGCCATGCGCGTGCAGCCGCTCGCTGTCGTGCCGGGCAGCGAGACCAGTCCGGCCATCGTGATCCCCTCGCGTGATCCTGAGGTCCGCCGTCTTGAGGGCCCGTACCGGAAGCTGCCGGTCGGATGAGCAGCCTCGCGGCCGGCCGGGCCGAGATCCGGGCCGCGCTCGACGCGGTCGACGGGGTCAAGTCGTACGACAAGCAGCCGGCCGCTCCCCGGCAGGGCGACGCCTGGTTGCGGTGGCGCGGCGACCGGGCCGACGAGGGCGTCGGATTCGACGTCACGTGGATCATCGTGATCACGACCCCTCAGGGTGAGGCGGCGGCGGACGCCTGGATCGACGACCACCTGGACGACCTGCTGGCCGCGCTCCGGCCGGCCACCTACGTGACCGGCTACGGGCCGGCGAACCTCGGCACCGACGCAAGCCCCATCGACGGGCTTCTCATCACGAGCAACAGGGAGTAGCACGATGGCGGACACGAAGGGCAAGCAGCGGTACGCGATGGTCAAGGTCGATGACGTCGACTACGCCGGCGACGTGCACACGGCCGAGTTGCCGGCCGCCGAGACGAACGTGGAGGTCTACACGACCCTGGCCCCGGCCGGTCAGATCGTCGACGAGGGCACCCCGCAGGGCACCTTCCATCTCGTCGGTCTGCAGGGGTCGGCGATCTGGACGGCGCTGGTCGCCGCCTACGGCACGGTCGTCGACGTCGAGTTCCAAGCGGAGGCCGGGGCCGGGAAGACGGTCCGGTCGTTCTCGATGTTCGTGCCCACCGATTGCATGCCGCTCGGCGGCGAAGAGGGTACGTGGCGCGAGTTCGACACCACGTTCCAGATTCAGGGCCCGGTCAGCAACGACGTGAGTTCCTGATGGCGAGCATCCTGGCCGGCCTGACCGTGGAGATGGCCGACGGCGGCACCTGGGACGTCGCGGTCGACCAGCGCGACGTGGCGAAGTGGGAGATGCAGCCGTTCTACAGCGACGACCGGATCACCGTGCGGCAGCGGTTCCTCGCGTACGCGGCCAGCGTCCGCGGCAAGCAGACGGAGCTGACCTGGGGCAAGTTCAGTGACGCGTGCGTTGAGGTGCGCGGCACCCCGGGCTGGTCCGAGGAGACGGTGGACCCTACCTAGCCGGCACGGCACGCCGGCACATGATCGAACTGGCGTTGGCGTCCGGTCAGCCGCTCCGGGACCTGTACGACCCCGAGGTGTGGACGAACCGGGATCTGGTCACCTTGCACGATCTGCTCAGGAAGGGGCGGTCATGACGGATTGGCGCATCGTGGCTGAGCAGATCAAAGCGTTCGACGACCGCCGGGCGGTGGTCAAGGCCATGCGCACGGCGATCCGCCGACCGCTGCCCGACATTCGTAAGGCGATCAAGAAGCGGGCGGTCGATACGCTGCCGAAGCGGGGCGGGCTCGGCGCGTGGGTGGCGTCGACCCGGGTGTCGGCCGCGGTCAAGGTGAACTCGCGGCGCGTGCAGATGAAGTTGAAGGGCGGCCGTAACTCGGCCGGCGGCCGGACCGATGTGGACGCGATCGACCGGGGCCGGGTGCGGGCGCCCGCGTGGGGCCGCAAGGGTCCGGGGCAGTGGCATTCGCAGAAGGTGCCGGACCGGTTTTTCAAGGGCCCGGCCGCCGACGCCGGCGGCGACGTGAGCGACGCGATTGACGATGCGGTCGACACGGCGTTGCAGATCCTGAGGGGGTGACCTGTGGCCCGGGATGTTGAGTTCAACTACACGGCGTCCGACCGGACCGGGCCGGCCGCCGACTCGGTGACCCGCCGGATGCGCAAGACCGGCGACCAGGTGAAGAAGGACGGGGAGAAGATCTCGTCGGACTTCGCGAAGGGCATCATTTCGATGGCCAACGTCGTCTCGCCGAAGCTGGCCAAGTCCCTGACGGGGGCGTTCGAGTCGGCGGCCGGCGCGGCCCCGGTGGCGCTCGGCGCCGGGGTGGCGCTCGCGGCCCCGCTGATCGCGGCCACCCTGTCGGGGGCGATTATCGGCGGGGCCGGTATCGGCGGTGTGGTCGGCGGCGTGATCCTGGCGTCGAAGGATCCGCGGATCCAGTCGGCCGGCAAGCAACTCGGTTCGAGCCTGCTCTCCAACCTGACGTCGGATGCGCAGGTGTTCGTCGGGCCGGTGCTGAACGGGCTCGGCCAGATCCGCGGGGAGGCCGATCAGTTGGAGGGCCGGTTCCGCAGCATCTTCGCGAACAGTGCCCAGTACGTGGCCCCGCTGGTGTCCGGGCTGACCCGGGCGGTCGACGGCATTGTCCGCGGGATTGACTCGCTGGTGGCCAACGCGGGCCCGGTGATCGGGGAGATCTCCGACGGGCTCGGCGACGTCGGCAACGCGATCGGCGACGCCTTCGAGGAGATCGCCTCGAACGGGCCCGAGGCGGCCGAGGCGATCCACGACGTGTTCACCGCGACCGAGGATCTGATCGGCGTGACCGGGTCGACTATCAGCGTCCTGACCCAGCTGTACGGGGTGATCTCCTACATCCCGCGCAAGCTGTCCGACGTCGGCGGCAAGCTGAAGGATCTGGTCGTCGGGTCGGGTGAGGTCGGCACGATCACGAAGGTCGCGGCGCACGGGATCGCCGATGTCGGCGATCAGGCGATCATCAGCGCGGACGCGGTCAACTGGTTCACCCAGCAGTTGGACGACGCCGCGCAGGCGGGCAAGTCGCTGTTCGACGCGTCGACCCAGGTCGGTGAGGCCCTGGACAAGGCGTCCGAGGCGGCCAAGAAGAACGGCCGGACCCTGGACGCCAACACCGAGAAGGGCCGGGCGAACCGGGACGCGCTGTCGCAGGTCGCCGGGTCGCTCACCGCGAAATACGACGCCGAGGTCAAGGCCAACGGCGAGACCACCAAGTCGACCGCGATCGCCGAATCCAACCGGGCCACGTTCGTCCGGGTCGCCCGGCAGCTCGGCGCGACCAAGACCCAGGCGGAGCAGCTCGCCAACACGATGATCGGCATCCCGTCCAAGAAGGACCTGAACTTCCACGCCAACACCGAGGGCGCCCAGAACAAGGTCAAGAACCTGAAGAACGACATTGCCGGGCTGCGGGACAAGACCGTCGACGTCGTCGTGCGGGCGTCGATCAGCGACAAGGTCCAGAACACGCTGAACCGTTTCGGGGGCACGTTCGCCGCGGACGCCGGTTTCGCGTTCGCCGCCCGCGGCCAGACGGTTGTCGAGCCGGCCCGGCCGGTCAACGTGCACAGCGACGTCGAGTCCCGGCTCTACCTGGACGGCACCCTGATCTACACGAACACGGCCCGGCAGGTCCGCGCGACCAGCAAGCGGGACGCGTGGCGGCAGAAGGTAGGGCGACGGTGACCGTCTCCTACGTGGGCACCGGGGCGACCGCGTCGGCGGTCAACGCTTCGGTCACGCCGGCGCTGCCGGCCGGGCTCGCCGATGGTGATCTTCTGCTGATCCTGGCGTCGATCCGCAACGCCGACTCGACCGGTGTCGTGAACAAGCCGGACAACTGGGTGAAGATCCGCGAGTCCGGCGGGGTCTGCATCCTCGGCCGTTTCTACCAGTCCGGCGTGCTGGCTCAGCAGATCAACTTCACCGGCGGGGTCGCGAACGCCGACACCATGGCCCGCTGTATCGCGGTGCGCGGGGTCTCGCCGGACGCGCTGGCCCAGTCGGTGACCAACAGCGCGACGAACGTGTCGGCGCAGAACATCGGCTACCCGGCCCTGGACGTGCCGTCCGCCGGCTGCTTCCTGTTCATGGGCCTGTGGAAGCAGGACGACGCCACCTCGATCACGCCGCCCGCCGGGTGGACCGGCATCGGCACCACCTCGGTCACCGCGGGCGACGACGCGCTGCAGGCCCTGTACTACCAGGTTCAGACCACCGAGTCGGACATCGGTTCCGGGTCGGTGACGGTGACCGGCGGCGCGTCCGCCATCTCGAAGGCTCTGCTGGTCGCGCTCAAGCCGGCGGCGGCGATCGTGGTCAACGCGCAGAACGTGTGGCCTCCTCGGAATCAGATCGTGCTGACCGGGCTGACCATCGGCGACAGCGTGGCTGTCTACCGGGTCGTGGACGGGCAGCGGACCGCGTTGCGCGGCCCGGTCGACGCGGTCACGGACACCGCCTACGTGGTGATCGACGCTGAGCAGCCGTTCGGGGTGCCCGTCTCGTATGTGGCGGTGGTGGCCGGCACCGCCGAGTATGCGACCGCCGATGTCACCTACACCCTGCCGGGCGGGAAGATTGCCCTGTCCGATGCGATCTCCGGGCTCGCCGCTGAGGTGCTGGTCGGCGCCGACGGCGGGAAGGCGTACGGGCGGGACTCGGCCCGGCTGCGGGTGGCCGGCCGCAACGTCGTGGTGACCGGTCCGCCCGGGCAGGCGACCGGATCCTACGAGCTCGTCGTGGAGAACACCGTCGCGCTGGAGAACCTGCTCGATCTGCTCCGGCAGGCGACCCAGGCGGCCGTGCTGCTCCGGCAGGCGGGCGGCTACGACGGCCTGGACGCCTACCTCGTGGTCGACGCGTGGACGGTCGGCCGGTTCAACCAAGCCGGCCAGGAACAGAAGCGCCTGGTCACGATCGAATACGCCGAGACGGACGGGTGGGCGCCGACGCTGACCGCGCTGTCGTTCACCTACCAGGACGTCATGGCCGCGTTCACCGCGCCGAACAACACGTATCAGGATCTGATGGACGCCTACCCGACCTACCTTGCTCTGATCCAGGGCGACTTCTCATGATCGACGTGTCGGACGATGCCCGGTCGGTGCTCGGCGGGTCGTTCTCGTACTTCATCTCCGTGCAGTCCTGGCTTGGCGATCAGCTGCTCTCGGACGCGGTGCCGGTCAGCGCCGGGCAGGAGGAGACGGACCGGTCGCTGCGCGTTCCGGAGCGGGTCACCCTGACCGTGCCGCGGGTCGACGACGAGGGCGTGGACTGGACGCCGACCGCCGACGACAGCCCTCTCGCCGCGAACGGGCAGACGCTCAAGATCTCGCTCGGGGTGGGGATCGGGCAGGGCCGGATCGAGTGGTTCCAGCGGGGCGAGTTCCTGATCCAGGAAACCGAAGAGGATGTGGACGGGCAGACCCTGACGGTGACCGCGGTCGGCCTGCTGGCGCTGATCGATGAGGCCAACTTCATCGCCCCGTTCCAGCCGTCCGGCACGATCGGCTCGACCGCCCGGGATCTGCTGGAGCCGGCCGTGCCGGTCAACCTGGACGGGGCGCCGGTGGACCGGTCGGTGCCGGTGTCGGCGGTCAACTGGGACTCGGACCGGCTGCAGGCGTTCCTGGATCTGCTCGACGCGTGGCCGGCCGTCTCCCGGATGAACGAGGGCGGCTATCTCGAGATCCTCCCGGACACGACGCCGACGGCCGCCGACGCGGTGCGCTCGTTCACGGACCGGCCGGGCGGGACGATGGTGACCGCGGCCGGCACCTCGTCGCGGGACGGCGGCTTCAACACCGTGGTGGCGACCGGCTACGCGGCCGACGGGACCGAGGTCCGGGCGGTCGCCTACACGACGGTCGGCCCGTGGTCGTATCCGGCGGGGCAGGCCAATCCGCTGCCGGTGCCGTTCGGCTACTCGTCGCCGCTGCTGACGACTCAGGCCCAGTGCCTGGCGGCGGCGAGCACGGTGCTGGCCCGCAAGCAGCGCGAGGCGGTCAAGCGCCGGTACACGATTACCGCGGTCCCGGACCCGACGCTGCAGGATGGGGACCCGATCTTGGTCACCAACGACGTGGTGACCGACCTGCTGTGCACCGTCGAGGCGATGAAGCTGCCGTACTTCGCTGCCGGCGGCGCGATGGAAGTGACGGCGGTGAGCGTGGCATGACGGACTCCTCCTCCAACCGGGTCTCGCTGGCCGGTGTCACCTCGGGCATCGGGATCGCCAAGGCCGCCAAGAGCTCCGGGCTGCTCACGGTGACCGTGAACGGCATCGACATCATCATGAACGGCGCCCGGGACGTCACGTTCGCCGCCAACGACCGGGTGTCGTTCGTGCGCACGGGCGGGATCTGGACGGCGGTGGCCCGGCTCGACACCGCGGCGACCGGCGGCACGGACTCGTCGTCGCCGAATCCGCCGACCCCTCCGCCGAAACCGCCGGTCCGCACGGGCACCAAAGTGATCACCCCGGTGGAGACCCGGTCGCGGCAGGCCTCGAAGTGGCGCACCGACAACACCGACGTCTACCAGGGCCAGTACGGCGGCATGGGCAACCACACAGGCTGCGCCTTCTACGGCAGCGCCCCGCGGTCCCTCGCAGGGGCGACCGTCACGTCGGCGAGCGTGAAGCTGCGCCGCAAGAACGCCGGCGGGATCACGGCCGCGCAGGATACGACGTTCTGGCTGGTCACGCAGAAGACCAAGCCGTCGGGGGCGCCGACGCTGACCAGCAGCACGGACGGCCCGAACCTGAAGTGGGGCCAGTCGACGACGTTCACGATCCCCACGTCGTGGGCTCAGGCGATGGTCGACGGCACGGCCGGCGGCCTGGCGATCTTCGAGTCGGACGGGGCCCCGTACGTCATCCTGGACGGGCGCGGGAGCTACTCGGCGAGCTTCCAACTCACGATCAAGTGGAGTCGATAATCATGGCCGGAACTACCTCGAACCGGGGCTACCCCTTTCCGGGGCTGACCGACGACAACAATCCGCCCGCCGATATCGAGGCGCTGGCCGAGGCGGTCGACGCGGATGTTGAGGACCTGTCGCAGATCAACGTGGGCGCGGCGACGCCGATCACGGCCAACAGCTCGACGTGGACGGGCGCGACCGGCACGGAAACCGGGGCGCTGTTCACGGTGACCGGCAACCTGATCGCCGGGCAGAAATACGAGGTCTACGGGAAGATCAACGTCGGTTCGTCGGTGGCCGGGGAAACGTCGGTCATGCGGATCCGGGAGGACACCGCGTCCGGGAATCAGGTGTTCGGCGACGTGATTTACTGCCCGACCACCACGGCGAACGGCTTCCCGCTGATGCTGTACGTGGAGTACACGGCCGTGAGCACGGCGGCGAAGTCGTTCGTGCTGACCGGGCAGGGCCTGACCGCGGCGTCGGGCGCGCACGGGATCAAGGCGTCGGCGCAGCGGCCGTGCTACTTCAACATCCGCCGGAAGCGGACCTGACCGAAAACGTCAGACGGGGCCGATAGGCTGTGATCATCGGCCCTGGGAGGGATCCTGTGTTCATGGACTGGCTGAAGAAAGCCCCCACCTCGCTTGTGATCGCCGTGGTCGTCGTGATCGGTGTGGCGTCGCTGGCCTACCTCGGCGGCTACGTCATCCTGACCCTGAACGGGGCGGACACCACCGACTACCGGTCGCTGCTGAACTCGACGTTCAACTACTTGGGCATTCTGTTCGGCGCCACGACCACGGTCGCGTCGGTGTCCGCGGCCCGGTCGGCGAGCAAGGCCGACGACCAGACCAACGGCCAGCTCGCCGCGCGCGACGCTCAGATCGCCGCGCTCCGCAAGCAACTCGACGCCCGGGAAGGCACGCAGTGACCACCTCGCAGAACGGATGGCCGGTCGACACGTCCGGCGCCAAGCAGGACCGGGCCCCGCTGATCCGCGACATCGTCGTGCCGAACGGGGTGCTCGCCGGGGACGTCGCGGCGGTGTTCCGCTGGCTCGCCGCGGAGTATGACGCCAAGGTGGAGCGGCTGGTCGCCGGGACGTGCTGGGGCTGGTTCGTCAAGCCGATCGAGGGCGGCTCCTCGGTCAGCAATCACGCGTCGGGCACGGCGGTCGACTTCAACGCCGACCGGCATCCGATGGGGCAGGCCCCGACGGCGTCGTTCTCGAGCAAGCAGATCGCCGCGTGCCGGGCGATCGTGGCGGCGGCCGGCGGCGTGCTGCGCTGGGGCGGCGACTACTCGGGCCGTAAGGACGGCATGCACTGGGAGATCAACGCGAGCGCGGCCGCCGTGAAGGCGTTCGCCAAGAAGATCGGAGACGACGTGGACGACGACGACATGGACAAGATCGCCGACAAGGTGGTCGCCAAGCTGATGGGCTATCAGGTCACCGACAACCGGCCCGAGGGCCAGCAGAACGCTTCCGGTAAGCGGGCGTTCTCCTCGGCCGTCGTCTACGGCCCGGCCGAGGCGGCCGACCGGGTCATCGCGGAGTTGCCCACGGGCGCGTAGTATCGGAGCTCGACGAGCAGCACGACCCCCTGATGTAGGCCGGTGACGCAACGAACCCCCCGCGAGACCCCGCGGGGGGTTCGTCGTTCCTGCACTTCCGACCCGCCCGGACATGGGGGCAGCGGACGGGCCGGGTGGGGCGGTCTACTGGCGGTGCTTCGGCGGCTTAGGCACCTCGAACTTGACCTTGACCTTGCGGTTGGTGCTCGTCTTGCCGTCGCCGACACCGGGCTGTCGGACGCCGAGGGGGGGCATGCCGATCACGGCGCGGATGCTGCGGTAGAGGCCCATCAGAATCCTCCTGAGTAGCGGTTCATTTCCTGCTTGGCGGCTTCCAGCTGGCCCACGGCCTCCTCGCACTGTTGCCGCGCCGCGGCGGTGTAGTTCACGGCGTTCGCGGCGCTCTCCTGCTGGGAGTTCCCGACGGCCCGGTCGATGGCGTTGCGGACGCTGGAGAAGTGGCCGATCACCTCGCGCAGGTGGTTCTGGAGCTCCTCGATCGCCATCGACGCGAGCCCGGTCGCCTCGAAGTGCTCTTCCCGGCCAGGCCCGGTCACCGGTCGTGTCCTCCCTCGGCATGCATTTCCGGGTCGGTGCACGCGCCGTTGGCGCACGGGTCGATCTCGGCCGGCACGAGGTCGATCGGCGCACACCATGCGTTGTGGTCGGCGATCGCGATCCTCTTGTCCTGGTCGACGCCAACGGACGTGCTGGCGACCACTCTCGCCCTGATGTCGTCGGGCAGGATCCCGGCGCCGAACGGCAGAGCGATAGACGCGTAAGCGATCCAGCTGGCCTCGCCGGGCTCATTGATCGTGATCCGCGCACCGAGTCGGTCGGCCAGCGCCATGAACGCCGCCCACGTCATGGCGGCGGTGTGCAGGTTGAGGTAGTTGGGGGCGGGGACCTGGTCGAGCCGGATCGCGTCGGCGTAGACCTGCAGGGCAGCGGCCAAGCGGTCGCTGTTGCTCATAGGCTTCATCATGCCGAAGAGCATGCGCGTCGACGAACATTCATGTCAACCCCCTGCGCATTCTTGACATAGTCCTGATCATGCGTGCACACTGGCCCGCATGACGAAGTACGTGAACAGGCTGGGGGATCACGCGACGTACGCGTGGGCCGCGGAGCAGTTGGGCGTGAGCGTTCAGCAGGTCGGCCGGTACGTCCGGGACGGGCTGTTGTCGGTGGCGTCGCCGAAGTGCGGCCGGCACGAGTCGAGCCGGCGCCTGCTGTCGGTTGACGAGGTGCTCGAATTCAAGCGCGCGCGGGCGGTGGTCGGTCGTGGTGCGTGAAGTCAAGCTGGAAGTGGTGACCGAGCAGTGTCCGCCGCACGGCATCCTTTCGTATCCGGATGAGGTCGGCTGGATCCACGTGGCGACCCGATCCCGCTGCATCGGCCCGGACGTGGACCGTGACAAGCGAGTCGCCGACCAGCGCGCGGCGTATGCCCGGTCGGCCGGACGCGCCCTGGCACAGATGTTCGAAGCGGCGCCGGCCGACCGACCGTGGTTGGGACGCGACTTCGTGTTCGCGCTGGGTGACTACTTGATTGCCCGTGGTGTAAGTTACCAGGAAGTAGCCCATAAGAGTCATTATGGTGTGCCGCGCTGCCCGATAACCGGAGGTTGGTGCAACACCTGTCGGATCGGTGGCGGGAACGGGACCGGCGGCGAATGCGCCATGATCGAGACGGCGCAACATAATGCGGCGCCTTACCCTCACGATTCGACTCAGAAGGCCAAGCTGCGGTGCGAGAGTCGCGGCCGAGGGGACCACTGCGACCACTGGTACACGGGCGACAAGACGTGCTGCGTCTGCGGAAAGGCACCACATAATGCGGATGGTGTAACCGGCTGCACGTGCGTACCCGTGCCCGATCCGGCGACCGGAGAGCCGATCCACGCGTACGCATGCGAGATCGTGACGACGCCCCATAATGCGGATTATGAGCCGGCCGGCGCGATCCCTCCCTGCGGGCATCTCGGCTGTCACCTTGCGGCCGATCAGGGCGGCCCCGCTGTATGCACGTGGCCGGCGAACGTGGCGCGGCGCAACGCGCGATGATCATTCCGGGGCCTGGGGATCCGTTCGGGTCGGCCGATGCGTACGCGGAGACCTGCGCGCGCGGCGGCCGGCCGTTGAGACGGTGGCGCGGTGACTGGTACGTGCACGAAGGCACCCGGTGGTCGATGCTTGAGGACGACGACGTGCGGGCCGACATGGTCGAGTGGCTGATGGACGTCGACCAGCGCGTCGAAATCAAGGGCGCGTTCGTGCCGTGGAAACCGACGCGCGATGGTCAGATTAAAGACGTGCTCGCCGCGCTCGGCGATATCTGTCACCGGTCGTCGAAATCGGATCAGACGCCGGGCATGTTCCTGTCGAATCTGTGGCTTGACGCGGACATGAAACCGACCGACTATTCGCCGCTCGTGTTCAATACGTCGGTGGCGTCATATCGGTGGGAGGTGAAAGCGGAATGCCGCGTCTTCCTGGCATGGCTGAATGACATCTTCTCGCCCGGTGACGTGGCCATGTTCCGTCAGTGGCTCGGCTACCTCGTATCGGGCCGCATCGATCTACAGAAGATGTTGGTGATCATCGGGCCGCGCCGCTCGGGTAAGGGCACGCTGCTGTGGCTGATGGAGGAATTGCTCGGGCCGGGCAGCACGGCATCGATCGCCGACCTGGGCGCTATGTCGAAGACGTTCGGGCTGGAACCGTTGGTGGGCGCCAGATTGGCTGTGATGCCTGACGTTCGATGGAACACGAAGGACGCGTCTGACGCGGTCCCGCACATCCTGTCGATTACCGGTACGGACTCGCGGGACGTCAACCGCAAGAACCGGTCGGTATGGCGCGGCCGGCTCGGCGTGCGGTTCGTCGCGTGCTCGAACGACACGCCGTCGCTGGCCGACGCGTCCGGTGCGCTGGCCGGCCGGATGCTGATGATGAGCATGGATAAGTCATTCTATGGACGGGAGGATCCTGGCCTTCCTGCCCGGCTGAAAAAAGAGCTTCCGGGCATCCTGCAATGGGCTTTGGGCGGTCTCAGAGAATTGGAGAAGAACGGCCGTTTCCAGGAACCGGAATCGTCCGCTGAGGCACGGGAGGAGGTGCGTCAGGCGGGCAATCCGACGTATCTGTTCATCGAAGACGAGTGCAAGATCGGCCCGTTCGGCATGGTCACTTTGGACGTGCTCTATCTGGCCTACGAGAACTGGTGCAAGCGGTACGGGCACCGGGCGCTGTCGGCGCACACGTTCTCGCGACAGCTCCAGAACACGTACCGCGGCCGGATCAAGAGCGACCGGCGTCGGCACCCGGACACAGGCGAGCGAGAAAGGATCTTGCGGGGGGTGACCCTAAGCTCCAAGCCCCTGTACTCTCCTGAGGCGCTCTACGAGCTTGGCGAGCCCGGATAAACGGCCTGTCCCGGATGTGTCCCGGATGCTGTCCCGGATGGAAACGCCCTCTGAGCTGCACTGTCCCGGATAACCCAGATAAATCCTCGCGTGTGATGCGTACGCGCGCACCTGGGCGCACGCACATGCGCGCGCGTTACTTACAGTAACTCTTTCTTTAAGTCAAGGGTTTCAGCTGACCGCGAACACCTTGCAAAACCGCACCGACGAACCGCACCATCGCTCTGCGGGCCGGTTGGTTGGCCGGCCCGCACCAACCACAGAAAGGCGCAAGAGATGCCTCGCATGACCAAAGCGGCCATCGGCCGGCTCCTGGCCGACTACGATGCCGCGATCCACGACCAGCGCAAGGCCGAGAAGCGGGCGGACCTCCTAAAGAAGGAGATCCGGGCGCTCAACCTGACGCCGGGCACCTACGGCGACATGTCGTTCTCCTACGGCACGTCGAGCGAGCGGCTCGAACAGCAGAAGATCAAGGAGATCGTGACGGCGCTCGGCTCCTCGGTCGAGGTGGTCGCGCTGGCCAAGAAGCTCAAGCTGCCGGCGCCGGTAGTCCCGACCTACTTCGCCGCGGCCCCGCTGGTCGTCAATCCGGTGACCAAATGAAGATGATCGCCGAGTACCGTACAGACATCATCGCCATTGTCTGGGGTGAAGCATGAGGGCGGCCGTGCGGTTCGGCGCGCTGGCCCTGTTGCTCTCGGCAATCGTGGTGCTGGTGCTGGTCTTCGTGACCGCGTGCGGCCCGGACAACTTCACCGTGAAGTGCAACAACGACGGCGGCGTGGAGCACACGCAGAACGACGCCGAGGGCCACCCGGTGAAGCGGATCTGTACGAAGGGCGGCCGGGTGATCCATTCGGTGCCGCTGCCGACGCCGGTGCATCAGTGGCTGAAGGTGGCCCGATGACGGAGCCGTGGGCCTGGCCCGACGAGCCGCAGTATGTGCCCGCCGAGCAGCGCGCTGGTCGGTCGCTGCTTGAGGTCGTGCGGGATGTGGTGCTGATCATGTGCGGCATGGTGTTCCTGGCGTTCACGGTCGCGGTCGTGGTGCTGGCGGGCAACGTGGTGCACGAGGTGCGCCAGCAGCTCCCGGCGGTCGAGCAGCCGGCCGAGGTGCCGCAATGCGGTGGCGCGCGATGCTAGCCCTAACGGCAGCGATGTTCAGCGTGCAAGCCGACGGCGAGGGCGGCTTCGTGGCTCTCGTGTGCATGGTGGACGGGTGTGCCTGGGAGGGTCAGCTTGGAGTCAGCGACGACCGGTCGCCTACTTTGGCCGACCTCAACGCCGCTGCTCTGGTCCATGGGAGAGCGCATTACGTCAGGTCGAGGGTGATCGACGGTGAGTCGGTCGTGGGCGACCGGTAGTACGAGGGCGTGGCGCACTGTCCGGGCGGCGGTGTTGCTTCGGGACAAGGGCCGGGGTTGTCGGGCACATCGGGAGGGGTGGTGTGCCGGGGCCTCGGTCCGTCCGCATCGGTGCACTGATAGGCAGGACGTTGCTCATCACACACGTGGACGCAGAGTGACGGGTGATGATCCACGCTACCTTGTAGCTGCGTGTGCACCATGCAACCTGGCTATCGGTGACCCCACTGTGTGTGATCGACCTGCGTTGAGAGGGCAAACCCAATGGTAAATGATCAAGGCTGTGACCTGCGGTTTTCCCGGGTAGGGGGCCCCTGGACA